ATAATAGACTGTAAAAAATCTAGATTATTAACTTATAATCAAAGAGGTTTTTTTATTAATGGTAAATATTATAAACGTAAAGACTTAAACGCAATGATTGAAAAAATCCCAAACAACGAAATTTGCCCGTTTTAATAATGTTAATAATTAATTATATTAAAAAATCCAAAAACAACTATAATTTATTAAATTTATTCATCAAATTATCAGTATGTTAGAAGGTTGGAAAGCTAAAGTAGATTCTAAAGGTAATATTGTTTATTACAACCCTAAAATAGTTTATGTATATAAAAACTTATCTGATAAAAGTAAAAAATTAAGTGCGTGATATGGCATACTCACAAGAAGAAAAACAAGAAGTTATATTTCCAAAAATAAAAGAATCAGAATCTTATAGAAAAGATAATGCTAGAAAAGTAAATTCTAAAAAGAAGCCAAATGGATACTTATACATACTTCAAAATAAACAATTTGATTTAATAAAAATAGGTGTTTCAGCAAATCCTAAAAGAAGAATAAGAGATATTAAGGCTAATTTACCTTTTGATACTGATTGTGTTTTTTTAAACTATTATAAAGATGTATATTATTTAGAGGAATTAATACATCAACGATTTAAAAATAATCAAATTAAAGGTGAATGGTTTCAAGTTTATAATGAAGATGTAATGGGGTTAAAAAATGTTTTAAAAGCAATGGTATAATGTCAGCACCTAAAGGAAATGAATTTTGGAAACTAAGAAGTAAACATGGAAGGGATAAGATATTTGAAACTCCTGAAATTATGCTTGAAGCCTGCTATGAGTATTTTGATTATCAAAGTAAACAAACATGGAATAAAATAGATTATAGAGGTAAAGATGTTACAGAGGTACAAATACCTACTTCACTACCTTTTACATTAACAGGTTTGTGTATCTTTTTAGGCGTAAATACTCAATACTTTAATGACTTTGAAAAGACTTGTTCAAAAGATTTTTCCTTAGTCATAACGCATGTAAGAGAGGTTATATATAATCAAAAGTTTGAAGGTGCTGCTGTTGGAGCGTATAATGCAAATATAATAGCACGTGATTTAGGTCTTATAGATAAACAAGATTTAACAACAAAAGGCGATTCTATTTCAAAACCTTTAACACCAGAACAAAGAAAGGCTTTAGATGAAGAACTCAACTCAGATTACTAAGCATGATTATATAAAGGCAAAACTCTTAGATAGTCCTTTATTCTTTACACGTTACTTCTTTAAAAAACAATACAATAGAAAGTTTGTTGTTAGCGACCACCATAAAGAAATATGTAAAGTTATTAAACGTATTTTTATGGGTGATTGCAGGCGTGTTATTATAAATATGCCACCTAGATACGGAAAGACTGAATTACTTGTTAAAACTCTTATATCAATGGGTTTGGCTTTAAATCCTAAATCAAAGTTTATTCATACATCATATTCAGAAACATTAGCATTAGATAATTCAGAGAGTGTAAAAGATTTAGTTGAAAGCGAAGATTATCAAGAGTATTTTAATTTTCAATTAAAAAAAGATAGTAAGAGTAAAAGAAAATGGTACACAAGCGAAGGCGGGGGTATTTATGCAACTGCTTCTGGTGGGCAGATTACAGGTTTTGGAGCAGGTCAAGTTGATAAAGAAGAAGAAGAAATTGAAGATTTTTTAAATGGCATTGAATTAATGCAAAACAAATTTAAAGGTGCTATTATAATTGATGATCCTGTAAAGCCAGAAGATGCAGCAAGTCCAAACATTAGAGAGAAGATAAACCAAAGATTTGATAATACTATACGTTCAAGGGTAAACAGTAGAAACACGCCCATTGTAATAGTTATGCAAAGGGTACATGAGCAAGATTTAAGCGGTTATTTGATTGACTTAGAACCTAACGAATGGGAAGTATTAATGATGCCTGCTATAAGTGAAGAAGGTAAACCACTATGGGAATTTAAACATACTCTTGAAGAATTAGATTCATTAAGAAAGGCTAACGAAATTGTATTTGATAGTCAATACCAACAAGATCCTAAACCATCTAAAAGCGTTGTCTTTGATAAAAAAGAAATCATGCGTTTTAGTATGGATAACCTAAACACCGATAACTTAGAAGGTAAGATTGGAGCAATAGACGTAGCAGACGAGGGCGAAGATGCATTATCTTTTCCAATAGGTTATATTATAGCCGATAAAATTTATATTACTGATTGGCTATTTACAACGGAAAACACAGAATACACTATACCTGTATCTACACAGCTAACAAGACATCATAAATTAGACTACTTAGCAATAGAAACTAATAATCATGGTAGTTTATTCTTAAAGCAAGTTAATCAAGAGGTTAAAGGCACAGGAATAATCGGGGTGCATCAATCTACAAACAAGCATAGTCGTATTATTCAAAATGCGCATTTTATACGTAATTACGTAGTATTTAGAAATGATTATGAAATAGGGAGCGATTATGATAAAGCCATGAAGCAATTATTTAACTATACTAAAGATGGTAAGGCAGAGCATGACGATTCGCCAGATAGTATTGCTTTACTTGTTGCGCTTGCAAGGGACTTGTACCAAAGTAAATGGAATTAAAAAACCCCTCAACGACATAGAGGGGTTTAATTTTTAAAGTACTTCATAATGTTAATTTTACTGTTCAGTTCAGCAGGATTCAACTCTACCTCGACCACTAAAATATAAAAAAATATTGACATACGTAAAAAAATGTTAATAAAAAAATATATTTTTTAAAAAATTGTTATTTAGAATCATTCTAAATAAAGAATAAATACGTATATTTGATGACTTACTATATTAATCGATTTGTAGTAAGTCTTTTTTTATGGGTTTATTAGATAATATTCTTGGTAAAATAGGTTATACACGCCTTTCTGATGGTTCGCATTACTATTCAGTTAAAGAGGGTAATACTGCTTTTTTAGGTGGTATTGATAAGCTTAAAATAGCTAAAGAAAACCCTGTTATTAGTTCGTGTATTGAAATTAGAGCCAAATTACTAAGTCAAGCAGAGTTTTTTATTGAAGATGCTAATGGTGATAAAAATTTCGATAATGATTTAATTAAGCTTTTAAACAATCCTAATCCACATCAAAGCAAACAAGACTTTTTAAAGCAGTTTGAATGGTTTAAATCCTCTTATGGATGGGTATATCAAAAACCTTATAAAGCGGTTGGATTTGCGCCTACATCAATTTATAATTTAAAATCATCATGTATTGAGTTTCCAAATAAGATGCTAAACCCTATGGTTTGGACTGATAAAGAAACAAAAGAATACTATAAACAAAAATTTACTTATGAGTTTGATGATTATAAATCAAGTTTTGAATTAAATTCTATCATACCATTTTACGATTTAACTAATTCTTTAAGTGATGAAAAGGATAGTTTTATAACTGCGCCTTCAAGATTAGACAGTATTATAAAGCAAATATCTAACATTGGATTAATTGGTGATGCTGAAAATGTAATGATTCAAACCAATGGGCGTGAAATGTTTTTCGGGGGGCAGTCTAAAGGTGGTAATTTGGGTATTTCATTACAATTAGATGCAGACGATAAAAAAAATATCGAAAGCAGTTTGATGAACAATTATGGTTTTGGCTATGGTAAAAAAAGGTCAATAGCTTTAAAAAATGAAGTAGGACATAAGAGCCTGCATATTCCTTTAAAAGAGTTAGGACTACATGAAAGCCTTATTAGTAATGCCAACTTAGTGCGTGAAGCTTTTGAAGTGCCAAATGAGTTGTATGATACATACATGAAAGGCTCAACGTTTGAAAACCAAAAAGAAGCTTTGATAGGGTTTGTACAAAATACGGTTCAGGGTATTGCTGATGATTTAGCGAACTCATGGACAAGCTACTTCGGTTATGAAAATACACCTATTAAGGCTTCTTTTTCTCATTTACCAGTTATGCAACACACAGAAGATAAAAAAGCTGATAAGCTTCTTAAAATAGCCACAGCTTACAGAAACTTAATACAGGCAGGACTTACAAATGAAGAAGCTAATCAAATATTTGCTAATCAAGGTATAAGTATAACAGATGAAAAATAAGTTAACACCAGAACAGATAAAAGCTTTAAAAGAAGTAGTTGCTAAAAAAGAGCAAGCTTTAAAAGATAAAAAAATAGTTAAGAAATGAAAGATTTTATAAAAAACCTTGTAGAGAATAAGGCGGAACTTATAAACCTAAAGAAAGCAACCCAAAAATTTACTAATGGGTTAAATACTGTTTTAGACACAGAAACGGTTGCCAAGGGATTATACAGAAACTCTGAAACAAAATTAGAGCGCACCATTGTAGGAAATACATATTTGTTTATGGATTCGCACGATGATGTACACGCTAAAGGGGTTTTTACAAAATCAATCAAAGAAAGACAAAATAAGATTTTTCATTTACACGATCACGAATTTAAGATAACCTCAAAAGTAGGTGAACCATTAAAAGTATATGAGCAAAGTATTTCGTGGAAAGATTTAGGTGTTAATGCTAATGGAACAACAGAAGCGTTGTTTATGGACACCGAAATAATTAAAGAATACAACGCACAAATATACAACGAATATAAAGCTAATAAGATAAATCAACATAGTGTAGGGATGCAATATGTAAAGATTGATTTAGCGGTTAATGATGAAGATTACAAAGAGGAATACAAACTATGGAATGATAATATTGATAGTATAGGTAATAAAGACTATGCAGAATCAAAGGGTTATTTCTGGTTGGTACGTGAAGCCAAATTAATAGAAATAAGCGCAGTTTTATTAGGTAGCAATGAGTTAACTCCCACATTAGGGGAAACAAAAATAGAGCCATCGCAAGATACTCAAAAAGCCGAAGCCGATAAATCACTTCAAGAAATCGAAAATTTATTTAAAAACATTAAAATTTAAAAAAGCAATGAGCAAAACAGCAGAAGAAATGGCTTTAGAAATCAATGACAA